ACAATATTTATAGATGCAGCATCCATAGACAGTCTGTTATAAATTGTTGTTATAATAGATCGTTCATTTCCACCACTAAACCGGACTCTGTCTGGTCTGATGTAAGACGTTGGTCCTAAATTTTTGAATTTATATATTGAATCTCTGTTTAAAAAAGCGTTCCAGGCATTCTTTATTCTGGAACCAAAGGAAACATCCATATGTTGCAATCACCTCCTTTTTTATTTATAAACATTTTTATTTTTTAAGTCCTTTTTTAATCCCGGATTTAGTATAAGATACTGCCTTTTTATTTATCTTGTATGCATTATTTTTTTTAATATTTTTAAGTCTGTTTTGTTCAGATTTTGCATCGACCTTTATCTTTTTTTTTACTTCTTTAAACTCTTTGCTCGTCAAATTACCGTCAGGGGTATCAAGACCGCGTTTTCTAATACCGTTTAAAACACTATTAGCTTGTTTTGTTGACAATTTTGCAAATTTTTTCATCCAATCAAGAGACACCTTGTTTATGGATTTATATTCTTTATCTAAATCCCTTATTTTTTTATTTTTAGCATTTTTAAATCTATCAGTATATATCATATCATGAATATTTCTACTTCTTGCAGATGATGTACCATTATCATATTTAAATAATTTATCTGGATTTTTTTTCCCGTTTTGCACACCATATGTTAATTCCGAAATTTCTGAATGTGCTTTTTTTTCTCTATTATATACTTTTACATAATCATTAATCATCTTCTTCTTATGTTTTCTCCACTTCATTCCTTTTACACCATAATGCATTAAATAATCTTGTCTATAATTATTCACAAAAATAACCTCCTTACTCAAAAACTTCCTTGTTTAATTTATAAGCAATATATGCATCCATCATTGCCGCAACAGGGTCAATTTTTGCTTCTTGTCGTTTCTTATATAGCTTTCTATTTCCATTTGTGTCTTCAAGTGTTATACAATTACCCATTGCAAAGCTCATGGAAGCTTCATCAAATAAAAGCATCCTTTCTTCCGCGAGTTTTTTAAGTTCTCCTAATGGAACAGATTCCGTCTTAACTCCCTGAATAACTTTTTCTACACCAAAAGGTCCGTTCTCGCTTGTCCATCGTTCAACAAACTTTTGTGCATTATATGGATCAAACCCAAAGCATCTTACATCATACTCATTAAGTAAAATATGTTTATCAACCTCGTCGTAAACATTATCCATATCAAGAACAACACCTTCTAATACAATCAAACTTCCTTCTGCAATAAATTCATCGTATTTAAATCTCATAGCTGGTTGTAATTTCATAAGTGTTGTTGATGTAATAAAATTAATTGACTTAATTCCAAAACAACCACTTTGTAGTGGAAATAAAAAAACAAAAGAACAGAAATCATCTCCTTGAGATAAATCTGCTCCCATTGCACATGGCAGTTTCCAATATGATCCTTTTCGATGTGGTAGGGTTTCTTCATATGTAAAGAAATAAGTAAATCCCTCCATCGGTATTCCAAATCTTTTTGCTAAAATATCGTTTCTTGATGCAGGAACATTTTCAGCTCTCTCGACATCAAGCTGATATGTTTCATATGTAACAGTTTTACCGATATTAGGGTTTGCCTTTTCCCACATTTCAGGCATACCAACCTCGTCTATTGAATCAAGCTTATACCACCAAATAGAAACATGAGGCGCTTTATATACACCTTTAAGAATGTCTTTTAACTCCATTTTGATTGTATCACCACTACCGTTTCTTATTGTTCCTTCTGAACTTGTAGCAATGATTAGATAATCATCGAGTTTGGATGCACCTTGTTCTATTGCGCCAATAACATCTTCTCTTATATCGCCCGAAAGCCATTCATCAACTGTAGCAATTTTAACTCTTAGTCCTTGTAACTTTGCTATACTCATTGGGCGAACTTCAATTAATGAACCAGTCAAAAAATTTTCAATACCTTTTTTTGTAGACGTTAGTTTTACTCTATCCATCTTGGAACCTGTCGTGTTTTGTAACGAACCTGCTGTTAGAAATTTAAAAAGAGGTCCTCTTGACCTCGTTATTGCTGTTCTTATTGGTGACATAACTTCTTCTGCCTGTTTCATTGTCGGGGCTGTTGTTATTTGATGTGTTGTTGATGTATCTATGTTGTGATAGTATGATTGTATGCATGAATCATAAATAGACTTTGCAGCGCCTCTTCCAACAATAAGGTATTGTTTATTTATTAAACGTTTCTTTATTGTTTTATTAACATAACAATTTTTATCCGGATCATACACGCTTCGTTCAACAAAATAGTACCATCCAAAAACTTGTTCACCCCATAGTTTAAAAGAATCAAGCAAATTTAAATCCGAACCATCGGTTAGAGTTAATTCATTTTCACAATATTTTATCCAACCTTCAACAGCATTATCATCATAAAAAACTCCAGGATTTTCAATTAAACTATCAATCCGCTCCATTTCCATGGCTATTTCTCTACAAATTTTTATTTCACCATTTAATACGGCATTTCTAAACTTGCCGTAATATTTTGGAACGGCAGTATTAGATAACGCCATATATTAAACCCCCTATTTGTTTTTTGTCTTAGGTTTGTAGTTATTCTTTGATTTATAATTATTTGTATTTCCAACTTTAACAACTTCATCGCCAATTATTTTATTTATTACTTTACCCATAGCATATTTACTAACGTCTGTGGCAACCTTTTTACCAGAATCTCGTAAAACTTCTGCTATAAATTTACGAACTTTATGTTCTTTTGGTGGGTTTAAATCCTTGTATAAATCTCTGTATTTTTTTTCAGCATCCATTCTTTTATTTTGCTTTGTTAAATCCCAATCTGACATGGTTTCTCTCTGTCTTCTATTTTCGTCAGCATCATAGCTTTTATACTTACTTTTATATAAAGCTTTCTGCTTTCTTCTTTTTTGAACCTGTGGGGACGATGCTAACGGATATGGTGGACCATTCCGCTTACCCCATTTTTGATCTTTAATGCCATGGTGATACAGTTCTTTATAACTGTTATTCAATTTTTATCACCTCGTTTCTAATTTTATGCCCGGTTAATCTTCTAAAACAAGAGCATTAAGATTATATTTGTATATGATTGTATTTTTTCCATCATCTACAACAACCTTAAAAGGAAGCGTTTTATCTTCAATTTTAATAGCCGCATTCAAATCACCATCAAGAGTCACAAGATCCTTAATACCAACCTTAACATTTTCATATGTTATATTAGGATCTGTAATAACAAATTTTACAGCCATAAAATTACCTTCCCCCCAATACTCTGGGAGATCTCCGCTTGTAAGTTTTTTTACGGTTCCAACAAAACATTTATCAAAAATGCCAAAATCGGAAGACTGCATATTAGATACGGTTTCGTTAAAAATCTGAGTGCTCTGCGATTCTGGAAAAACTAATATCTTTGGTGTATCGCCAACTATCTCATCAATCTTTTTAATAACCAAAGCATCTGTGTTACAATCTTTAAGATCTTCTAATAAACCACCAAGTTTAATATATAATCCTTTTAACTGTTCTACTGTTGTCATAATAATATTCCTCCTTATTTAATTATTATTATTTGTTTTTAGCATTGAATCTTGTAATAGCCACTCGGTTTCTCTTTTCTGCTCGTTTATAGAACTAATAACCGACTGACTAATTGACGTATCAAATGCTAATTTTACATCTAAAAAAATAAACTTTTTAGATAATCCTTGAATAACCGGATCGTCAGAAAACTGAGTCCATGTGTTACTTTTATCAGATATAACAAAACCCTCCGAAGAACCAACTCCGAGGGTTGTTAATCTTGCAAATGATGCATTAATATCAACTATTAAATCTATATCGAAATGTTCATAATCTTCTGTTATTCCTAATAATTTTTTTATTGATGTTAATATACTTTCCAAATAAACACCCCCTATTTCTTCCATGGACATGTATCATTCAAATATCTTTCCATAGGTTCTTTTTGTAATAAATTTTTATCGCCGTAATGTATGGCATTGTGGGTTTCAAAAGAAGTACATACTAGATATTCGGGATTTAAGATAACACTATTTAAAGAATAAATATCAAACTTTTTTATTGGATTAATGTGGTGTATAATTATTTTACCATTAATAGAATAGCCGTCTAAACCAAGGTCACAGCCATTATCTCTAATAATAACAATATCTCTTATTCTACGCCATTCGCGAGAATGATAGAACTCCTGATTTAAATATCTATCAAATCCAAATGTTTCAACACCAACCTCGCCATCAAGTTTTAAATATTCAAATCTTTCTTCAAATGTCATTATTTTTGACAACTCCGAATATGTTCTAATATTCATCATAATCACCCTCGTCTTCTATTCCACTATACCCACGAAATGCTTTAATTGCCTCGCCAAATAATTCTTCTACTCTTTTGTTTGATTTAAGTGCTTCTGTTTTTGCTCGTAATAATTCATTTTCGTTTGCTAATTTTTCTTTTTCCATTCGTTCTTTTGTTGAGCCTAATTTTAAATAATGTGTAATTACCTGCGATGTTGCTGTACCCTCAATTAATTGTTTCTCGGCAAGATCGACAGCTAAAGCTATTAACTGATTTTCTCTTGCTTCTGGGGTAAGAGCCGGTAATTGTTCTTTTGGTTTCGTACTTTTTTTAGCGTCTTTCATTGCCTTTTTGCTTCCTCCTTCCTGATAAATATACTAAAAGTGCTCTTAAACTATTTATAAACGATATTAAAAGAGTCCGTAAAATATATATAACCGCACTGAAAGGAGATAAACGTCAATAAATGGAAAAATGAGGCTCAACAAACAAAAACACACCGATTCACCAATAACAAAAGCACTAAGTACATTTACGGACTCCTTTAATATCGTTTAAAATATAATAACATTTATAGAATTTTACCCCCGGAGATTTTTTAAAG